AATATAATTTACATTAGATAATTTTTCTGCTTGTTCATACAAAGGTTGAAACTTATCATCATTATGTTTTTTAAATTCATCTCCATAGACTTGTGAAGAACTATATACATCTAGTGTAATATTTGGGTTTTTTACTTCTTGCATTGCACGCAGTAAAACATTTAAGCCTCTCCATGGTGTACAGTGGTGTATAAGTTTTATAGGATCCCCTTTTTTATAAATTTTTCTTATGGGAAAATTATCTATACCATTTTTTATAACAATACATTTCTCAGTAGGTATATTAAAAAAGTATCTGAACTTTTCGTAATTCCAATGACTATTGAATACATACCAATCATAATCTTTATGTTTAGATTTATCTCTAAAAAAATATTGTAAGTTATTTTGATCCCAAGAATTCTTTTGCCAAAGTATATTTATTTTATTTGGGTCAATTGGAACTTTACCAGGTATAGATGTGCAAATTTGAAATTTACTTAACAAATCTTTAGAAACGTATTTTTCTAAAAATTCATGTTGTATTTCTGTAGCACCTCTAGGTTTCATTATTATAAATACTTTCTAAAATTTTATATGTAGCTAAACCTAATTCATTATTATAGTTTGGACTACAACATATGAAAATAGTGTCGTATTCAGTTTTGTCAATACAATTTACATTATAATCAAATTTATAACTTTTAATTAATTGATTAAAACAATTTACATAAAAATCATTAGTGATAGGTTTTGAACTTGTGTTTGCAATCCAATGGTATTTAATTTTTTTAGGAAATGCTTGAATTAAGTGCCATAGCCAATTACCTTCATGTAAAAATTTTTGGTTTTCATCGTACCCTGCATCATGGTGATCATCGATATTATACAAATTACATTCATCAAAATTTAAATTAAAATATTTATTAATATTATGATGGTTATAATCAAATATAATTTTTTTATTATTTTTTAAGATAGGTATTATAAAAGTAAATAATTCAGTAAGGTGTTTTACACTCAATACCCAGTCACAATCTAAAGTAAGTATATTATACTGAGATTTCATTGTGTATTATTTTTTAGTTAGTGCACCCATAGAAACTCTAGTAACTTTGATTTCAAGGTCTTGCCTAAAGTCATCCACAGTAGTATCAGTATTGGGGTCAGCAACATCATTATCAAAATCAATTTTGGTAGCATACACTTTACCTGTTCTTTTATTTTTAATAACTTCTTTTGCTTCTGCAGGTATTTTAGGTAAATCATTCATATCTACATACTACATTTTCTATAAAATAAATCAAGTAAAGTTATTATTAGATTTGTTTATTTCTTAAAAATAATTAAAATTTATATTAACCCTAACCTGTTCATTAGTGCAAGATGTACTACAATGTGGCTTTGATGAGTCAAATAATACAATTTGATTCTCTTCTGATTTCACAAATTTATCCTCTACCCAAGTCCCACCATCACAGGTATTTAAGGAGAGTATTGCTCCTTTATGCTCAAAGGGAAAGTCATGATGCATATTATGTTTTATAATTTCTTCGGTTCTTGTGTACATATTAACTTTTATTCTAAGCAAAGATTTTATTTCAAGTTTATTTATAATAGGACCCATAAAAGAAAAAGCATCACTTGTTGGTGTAAAATCTTCATAGATCATATGAAAAAAATAAAAATCTGTAAGTTTTTTTTCATCTTCTTTGTAGGCTATTGTATTATTAAAAAAAAATGGAAAGTTATTTTGTTTGTTTAAGATCTTATCTTTTAAACCATTAAAATAATTTTTGTCTAAATAATTTTTAATTACTTGCATGCAGTAAATATTATTTAACCTTTACCTTGACCCTTGTATCTTCGAGTCCTCTTCTGTCTTTTTTCATTTTTGTTTAATGATTTTTTATGTTTACGACTACCTCTTTTTTTAGGTTTGTCTCTTTCTACATGGTCTTTAAATTTTCTAGCCATTTTCCTGTGATCGGTCTATTAGAGCGTAACTTACAACACCTGTTATTTCGTTAGCTGAACCTGCTTGCATTGATAAAACATCACTTGCTTCCATTGCTAAAGTTTCTTCTATCATATTTGCTTGAGTTTTATTAAGTTCTTTATAACCTATTTTTACAGCTGAACCTCCAGATTTTGTTAATAAAGCATGTGTATCCACATTACTTGCTGTATCATGAACTGCTTGTAAATTTTTTACAAGTATAGTTGCATCTGCAGGGCACGTTAAAACAGGAGTAGCATCAGTTGTTGTTAAATTAAATGTTTCGCTTTTGTATCTAATTGTCATGATATAAACCAGTTAAAAGTATCTTGTTCATTTTTTAATTCTTGTTGATAAGAAGTGTTTAACTTATCTTGCATCGTTCGTAAAGACTGTGCTACCTGTCTTTGGTTTTCTTCCGTATAAGAAGGTGTGGGTTCTGGAATTACTATATCTACTCTAGCCATTATCTCATTCCATCTGGTTGAACATCTACTCTAAAAGTTCCATATCTCCAATTTTGATCTGTAGAAGTATTTGCTATTTTAACACTAGCAAACCTAGATCTTGCTCTTGTGTCCACCTTTTGTGTTGATCCGGTAACCGTGAATGGTCCTAAAGGAGAAGATGCTTCTGTATCACTAGGAAAGTCTCTTAGTAAAATAGTTACTTGAGCATCTCCTTGTATAAGTTTAAAATCTGGAATAAACCTTCTCATACTCATAAACATTTGTGCTTCACCCTCAACAGATAAACTAAAGTCCCCCGATTCAATAAAAGCAGCAATAGCAGTTTTATTTCCTTCAGTGTCTACTTGATCTGTTCCAACTTCGTGAGCATAGTAAATAGTTCCACCATTTAAATTTGTTACACCTTGAATTAAAGGGAAAGTTGGTGTTGTTGTTGAATTAAATTCAGTTGCGTAAGGTACATCATATAAATTAGCATCTGTCCAAGTAGTTCTTGCTAAAGATCCTGTTGTCCAAGTTCCACTTTGATAATTGTAAGTAACGCATCTATCATTAAAATCTGAACCTGCTTTTGGATAAAACCAAGTAAGTTCTTCATACAAATGGTTTAATCCTACGTATACTGATTCACCGTTTTGATAATTAACTCCAAGATTATCTCCTTTACTTGTGAATACAAAATCTTCAACTTGGCATGGTAAAGATTTAACAGTACCATCATAAACAAAAAATCCACCAGATTCACCCATCCAATAAACAGCACCATTTACATATTTTATAGAGTGTTGTCCAATAGCTCCACAGTTTGAACCCACTTGTCTTATAGAAAAAGTAAATGGAGGTCCTACAAATTGAATTACATAAGCAGAATTATCTGTCAGCACTAAAGTATAATCTTTTCCTTTTACAGCTCCTACGATCTTTGTACCTGCATCTATTCTAAAAGTACCTGCCGTGTTTACTGATGTTGGTGTGTAATCACTTATATTTTCTTGATCTGAAAATCTTATAAACATTTTATCTTGTGTGCCTGTACTACCAATTGTAGTTTCAGTTCCTAACATCAACAAATGCCTGTCCCTGTCCGAAACTAAAGACATAACTGATTTTGTAGGTGCACCACTTACAACAGTTGCTCTTGTAGTTAATGCATTAGGGTTTGAGTTAATTGGATTCCATTCAAATGTCTTACCATTTTTAATTGTTGCAATTAATTTTTCTCCAAAATTATCTAAAGACCAAGATGCAGGATCGATTGTCAAGGTCGAAGCTAAAGAAGCTACTCCCCAACCAGTGTAGTATTCAACACCAGATCCAGATGCATGAGCTGATCTTGTGCCTGCAGTTGCTCTAGTAATTCCTGTAAGATCATTTGTAGATATACCAGTGTAAGAAATAAATTCTGCACCAACTTTTATTGTTCCAGAACTTGGAAATCCCGTTGTTGATGCAAGTGTAATAGAAGTTCCAGATCCTCCAGTTCCTGCAGTGTCATCTAATAAAGCTCCGTTAAGAGTTCCGAATACTTGTTGACCTCCACCCCATAATCCTGTTCCCCAACCAAAGCCGTAAGTAAAACCTAAAGCACCTGCACTAATGTATGGATTGACTGTTGCTGATCCAGATCCGTTGACCGTGGTTCCTGCTGCACTAGCCATTGTGATTGTAAATTCATCACTGCTTGGAACAGTGACTACTTGAAAAGTATTTGTTGTAAAATTTGCAGCTGTGTATCCAGCACCTGTTGGGGGTGTTACTGAAGTAAATGTAAATAGATCTCCAGGTTGTAAGGTATGTGCTGCTTTGTTTACAGTAACGGTAGCTGAAGTATTTACAGTGTCAAACGTACAACCAGTTATAGCTGTACCTAAAGGTGTTATATCGTAAAAAGCACCCTCATAATAAATAATTAAAACTTTGTTTGTGCCTATGGCTGCGTATCTTCGACCATCTAAATCAGCCCATATAAACTGTTCTCTTGCTGCACCTACTAAAGATGCGTTAACAAGTTGTTCCCAACCACCTATTTTTTCAGGTAAACCATATCTAAACCTAACAAAGTCGCCATCAGTCCACTGACCTTGAGCGCCTGTTTCAGTTACCTGCTTATTAAATCCTGGTGCTATTTGTACTTTTGTTAGAGGCATAGCGTATTATACCATGACAACATTCATAAATCTATTATTAATCTTTGGGTTTTTATTGATGTAAAAAGCAGTTGATTGAATATCTTGTACCCTTAGTGATTTGTTCAGTGCCATGAATCCAAATAGGTTCTGATGGAAATAACATAGCATCTCCTGTTTTAAACACTTCTTTAATTTGACCATTAAAAAACCTAAACTCTCCTCCTTCATAATCTTCATTTAAATTTAAAGTACAAGAAGCCCTCAGACTTGGACCATCATCAGTATGATCTTTAATACATTGGCCTGTCTCATATTTTAATATTCTAATATTTGAAGTATAGCTAATTAATTTATTGTTAAAAGTAGGGGATATTTTTTTATTTTTAATATGTAATACATAGTTAGTTATCATCATAGCTATGTATTTTTTAGCTTCATTTAAAGCATATAGTATATCCTCATTAGGATTACTTATATGAGATAAGTTTAAACATTTAAAATTATCTATTTCAAAAGTTTTAGTTTTATATTTATAACTTTGTTCTGAAGTATTTAGTTCTGGGTATTTTTCAAAAATATCTATTATTTTTTTACACACATCTTTAGGAACTAAACCATTGGTTCTATACTTTAAATCTGATATTTTATGCTCGTAAGGCATAACAGCTTATCAACCTTTAGGTTTTTTTGTTGGTACCACAGAACCATAACTAGCTAAATTTCTTAGTTTTGGATCTAGCTTATCATTCATTTCAAATATAATTTTAGATAGATTGTTAATAAAATGTTTAGTAGATTCTTTAGGTAATTGAAGTTTTTTATATTTAACTAATACAGCTATCTCTTCGTCTGTAAAAACTATGTCACAAGAGCCATCATTTTTTTGATTAAATTTCATTTTACAACACCCCAATAAGGTCTTTGATCCATATGATAATTTTTAAACTTTCCGTTCTTATCAACATAATGTAAAAAAGCTTGTACTTGAAAATCGCCTTCAAACTCTTCTCTCCAATGTGATACTTCACAACCAAGATAAATTACTGCATCACCAGCATTTAAATTTATTGAATTACCTTCTATAAAAATAGGCCATTGTGTACCATCGTTTGCTATATTTACAGTAACACTTATTTCACAAGAAGGTCTATCTGTATGTTTTTTTAAATCAGCAAATTTTGTATAACACCTCCAAAAAGTATAAGTAGGTAATAATTCTTTTCCTGTTTCTTTCTCCATCAAGTTTTTTTTCTTTAACATTAGAGATTCTATAATACAATCTGCATAAAAATAAGTATCCCCAACATCACTTTGTACCATATCAAAATTTTTCAAATTAGTCCTATGTTTTATATCACAATGAATTGATAGTAAATCAATTTCATCTTTTGATAAAAAGTTTTTAACAATTTTGTATTTAAAATCTTTTCCTATCGTGCCCATGCTACTACTGTATACCTTGTTCCTTTTTTTGTCGGTCGAACTGAATGAGGAAATAAAAAATTACTAGGCCAAACTACCATTCTATTTTTCTTTTTCTTTATTATTAAATCTTCAGTACTATTATTAAAATTAAAAACTAATTCTCCCCCTTCATACTCATCATTTATAAAAAAAATAAAACTTAAAGTTCTAGGGGTATGGGGACCATCGTCACAATGAAAATTATAAAAACCACCTTCAGTATACTTTAAAACTTGAATATCTGTAATATTTACATCATATACATTAATTTCTTTACTATATTTTTTAGATGTCTCGTTAATAGAGTAAGCTAAAAAATTTGCCCAATGGACTTCTGTTAAACTTTTTGAACTTATATTTTTCATATCCCAAATTAAAGTTTTTCTTATTTTTTCGTTTACTTCAGGTTTTTCTGTTTTATTTATTTCTCCTTTATGAAATTTATCTTCATCTTTACATATTCTATAAAAATTTGATAAAAGTTTTTCTGGAAAAACATTGTCGTAAAATTTAATATAACTTTCTAATTTATTATTTATTTCCAAGATTTTTTACTCCAAAAAAGTTTTTTATAATTATTTAAAAGGTGTTTAACTGAAAAATACCATACTATATTTGTATCTTGTTTTTCTTCATTAATCTCCATTTTCCAAGAATCTCTTTTAAACGGTATAGCTTGTACATAAGGAGTACCATATTCAATTGTAGTGTCTAACGTTTCATACTTATCACCATTTACTGTAAATGGAAAATTAATTTTATTAGGAAAAGTATCTGTGTCTACTATTCCAGGAAGAATTGAAAATCTGTCATCACAATTATTTAGTGGTGGAACAAATAAAGTTGAATACCCAGGAGGTGTTTTTATAGTCCAAGGATTTAATATCTTATGAAAAGATTGATTTTTATTTTTTTCTATCAAAGGACTACCTTCTAATTGACGTGTAGGATGTGATTGTTCTACTCCGTTTATATTTAAATTATAATAAGGTACGTTTTCTGTTGGTCTTAATGGAGTTTGAAAACCAGTGGCTCTTTGTTCTTTACCTTCTATTTTGAAATTGTGTTTTAAATAATAATCTACAGGCATTTTTAAAATATATCCTGCGGTAAGAGTATCCAAAAAAGGCATACAACCTTTTACTGTCGCACTTACATTTGTGTGCTCTAATTTTTTAAACCAATGAGGTATGTTATTTTTAGCTGGAATTGGGTGTATAGTTTTGTTTCCTTCAATATATTCTTTTGAAGCAATAAATTTTATTTTATTTTCAAACATATTGAAAATATATACATTAATTTAAATAAAAAAAGAAAAATTATTAAGGAATTTGTCGAGGATTTAAATATGTTATTGAATTTTCTTCACAATACTCTCCCCAAGTTTTGTCTTCATTTTCTTCTATAGTAGAAAAATCAAAAGATTCTAAAACTTGTTTATAATTTTGACAAGCACTATACATAGCATGTGATGAACTATTGTTATTTAAAAAGTCATTTAAAAGTTTAGTAGTTTCAACTGAAATCACTTCAACAATTTCTTGATTTAATTTTTGTTCGCCTGTTGAATCTGTAAAAACAACGGCATTGTTACTAAAAGAGGCAGTAGCTCTATCTTTTTTTAATTTACTAAACTGTTCAGAAGTTATCGTTTGAGCATTATAGATATCATAAGATATATTTAAACTATCTTTTTGCATATCATTTTCTGCAATTTTAAAAAGTTCTTCGTTAATAAATATTGCGTAAGCCATTAAATTCCTCCATCATCAAATAAAAATAATCTTCCAGCTTGTCCAGATCCTCCAGGGCCTGCAGCCATTGGTCCTCCTGAACTACCGGTACCTCCGTTTGGACGATCATAAATAAAAGTGCTAAAACCACCTAGATCAGCCACAGCTCCTGGGGCACTTCCCGAAGAACCTGTGTTTCCGTTAGCGGGTTGGTTTGATCTGTTTCCACCAGCAGCTCCGTTAGCGGTAAATAAATTAGTTATGTTAGTAGCACCTCCTGTATTTCCAGGATTACTGTTAAATCCACCAGATCCACCAGTTCCGCCACCTCCTACAGCATAAGAGTAGCCAGTGCTTGCACTTAAATTTCCTGAAAAAATACCAAATCCTGCAGATCCACCATTTCCCCCTTTTTTATTATGACCAGGAAAAGTTGTTCCTTGGTTACCACCTCCGCCACCACCAGCACCTGAAGCAGCGTATGCATAGTACGAACTTGCACTAGCGGGTGATGTATAAGTTCCAGAAGCAGGTCCTGATGCTACTAGTCTTGGAACATAACCACCACCTCCTGCACTTCCAGCAGACGCGGCTGTTAATCTTCCTTGAGCATCAACAGTTATTGTTGCTAAATCATATGAACCTGCACTTACAGAAGTATCTGCAAGTTTGTCGGCAGTAACAGCATCGTTTGCAATTTTTGCAGTGCTTACTGCTGAGTCTGCGATTTTAGCAGTTGTTACATTCGCATCAGTAATTTTTGCAGTTGTTACTGCATCGTCTGCAATTATTGCAGTAGTTACTGATGCAGCTTCTAACTGAGCTGTAGCAATAGTTCCACCTAAAGTGTTTAAAGAAATTTCAGTTAAATTAGTTCCGTCTGAATATGCTGCAAAAATTTTTGGACTTGCAGCTCCTGCAGTAGTCGGAGAGAAACCCGTTCCTGATGCAGTTTTAATTGTAAGGTTATTTGCGTTTGTAAGACCGCTACAATCAAATATATAAAATTTTTCTATTGAATCTGGAATAGTACAAACTGTGCTTGCTGCAATAGTTGCAGTAGCAAATTTGATTACCATATTTCTTGCGTTTGAAATAGCACCATCTGACATAACAAGTGCTACGGTACCACCAGATGAAAGTGTTATTTGTTCAAAACCAGCAATAGCTTGTTGGATTACATTTAAGTTTGTATTTGTTTTATCTCCCCAAGTACCAGCGTTTTCACCGGTTACCATTAGTTCGAGTTTTAAATCTGTAGAATAACTAGATGTCATAAATTTTTATCTCCTAAATAATTACAATTTTACCTTATTTAAGCAGCTCGATCAACCTCAGTCCAATTATTATTTACTCCTGGGTTTACTTCAGCCCATGCAGTTACATTAGTACTGCCTACAGATATAGTCATTTGTACGCCTGTAACGTCAATACCTGCAGTACCAGTTGCTACCACAGAGCCTACTGAGCTTGTTAATTGTAACCCTCCTACCCCTATAATTTGACCAGGTATATCTGCGTGTTGGCCAAGTGCCATTGTTAATTGTTGTCCCGTGACCGATTCATTAGTTGATTGAATCAAAGTTATAGAACCCAAAGTCATTGTAGCTTGGATACCTGTAACATCTACTGGAGTTTTAAGACC